TATTACGCCTGAAGGAGCCTTATTTGAGTGGCGTAATGCCTTTATCTGTAGTGTTGCTTTTCTAAAAAAACACAGTACTTTATCCGTTCTGAGATCGAGTCAAGAAAACGTGTTTGTTGGAGATCGTGATTACGGCTGGCATTTCAGCTGGATGGGCGACTCGGATCGACGTCTTAAGAAACTTAAATCTTATGCTCACTGGTAAACCGATAAACCAGATGTAGAAAAAATTTGTGAAACGTTCAAAGCTACTCCTGGCGATATGGATATGCTCGGACGTAGTGATCATTTAATTACAACTTACCCGTTAGATCTATTACCTGAAAAATTATTTGAACTCGATCGAGTGAAAAATTATTTATTGCCTGATTATGTTGATTGATTGTTTTCCTTATTTCAATGAACGAGAGCTCCTTGAGCTCCGTATAAATGTTTTAAAAGATCACGTTGATGGTTTTTTGATTGCCGATGCAGACCGAACGCACAGAGGAGAGCCAAAACCCTACAGCTGTGTAGATACGATAAAAGAACTTGGGCTCCCTTCAGACTTAATTGAAGTTGTTCATGTTCAATTACCTTCGACAGAAGTAGCAGTCGATCCTTGGGCTCGCGAGCGTGGTCAACGTGACGCACTCGGGCAAATTCTTAAACAACTGCCGAGTGACACTGTTTTTATATGCTCTGATTGCGACGAAATTCCAAATCCTAATAAATTTGATTTATTGAAAAAACAACTAATAGATAGTCCCGATCAAATTTTTGGGCTGGAAATGTCCATGCATTACGGTCGTGCTGATTTACAACTTTGCTCGCCCACGGGGGAGTTGTTTCGGTGGCCTTGTGCAACTGTTTGTACTGTTGATAAGTTAAATCAGTTAGGCTCGATAACCTCTGTGCGAGCACAGCCTAACCGTAACTTTATTGGAAGCAGGGACGGTGGTTGGCATTTGAGCTGGATGGGAGACAATAAGACGCGCAAACAAAAGTTAAGATCAATAGCTGAGTTTTATATTTGGGATACTCCAGAAGTTCAGAGTATCTGCGATACTTTTAATCCTCAGGAGGGTATGACCGATATGCTTGGGCGTAAGGATCATATTCTCACGCCGTATTCAATCGGAGATTTACCGCAGGAAGCGGTTAAACTGGAAAGAGTCAAAAAGCACTTACTTCCCGATGGCTGACAAAATGCCTCCGGAACTTCTGGAGAAGTTCAAAAAAATGGGAGATAAAAAAGAAGGAAAAGAATCTGAAAAAACATCGGATAAAGACGATACTCGTAAGCGTGCTCTTGCGAAAGCGCGTAAAGCCAAGCAAATGGCTAAAAAGTGATTAGGTCTAGCACCTTTATTTTTAGTTGAATGACAGCGGGCACTGAGACCAGAAAAAGGTTTAACGAGATTCTGGAAGCCTCGCGCACTCAGGATCGAAGTAACCAGTCTGCAACGATGGTGGTTTTGAGCCACCTACAGCAGATGACCCTTCTTATGATTAAGAAGGGTCTGACTTTTTACTGCGATCAGGATACCTATAAAAGCCGCACAAGGTTTTTAGAAGATGTAATCAAGCTAAATAAATTAGATATTCGTTTTCCTTCGATTATTCGTAATTTTTTAATCGACGGGTGTGGTCTGTTCTATTTCCGCCCAGATCCAAAATTAAAGTATCAAATTTATTTCTTCAATAAAAACCAATATCGTGTTTATCACGACGTAAATGGTGATGTTGAAGAAGTCATTATTATCTATAGCTATAAGGTAAAAAACGCAAATATAGGTTTACCTAGTACCACTGCTAATCAAAATAAACGATACGTCCGTTTATCGATTACAGCGGATGAAATCAGCGAAGTTGAAACTGATACTGAACTGAATTTTGATCTTGAGCCGGGCGCAGTACTTACTCCCAGTAAAAAGCGACCTAATACATTAGGTTTTATTCCTGCTGTAGAAGTATTAAACAAGCCCAACGCCAGTGGGACTGAAGGCGAGGGTGAGTTTGACCCGTTTATGGAGCAGATTGTGCTCCATGATGCTCTTCAACGGAACATTGCTAAAAATATTGAGTTTTTTGGCAATCCCACGCTGATTAGCTCTCGTCCTCGCAGCGATCTTGTTGAGGCTAGCGATAGTCAATCAACTTTTAGGCCGACTATTAGTAGTCAAAGTGGTTTTGCTGGAGTTGATTCTCCTTCAACGCGGGTTAGTGAACCTTTTGGTTCGTCTATGGGAGGGGGTTTGCGTGTTCCCCGGATTATTGCCAACGTTGAGCCTTCGGACCGTGTCGGTTATATGACTCCTGACCCCGTTAATGGGGACATGAATCGTTATGCGTTGCTGTTGCGTGAAGAAATTCGCACTGCCTTAGGTGGTGTCGACGAAATTTCGATTTCTGCTGGCGCAACTGCAACCGAAATCAAGGGTCTGATGGGTCGTGCGCAGGCCACGGCTCTCCGTAAAAATAAATCTTTTCTTGATTACGGTTTCAATCGTCTCTTAGAGATGATGATTTACCACCAAGAAACGATATTTAGAGAGTCGTTTATTGCCGCAAGTGGGTTAAAAGAACCTAAGCCTCCGACTGAACAAACTCCCGAAGCAATTGAGAAGTTTCAAAACGCAAATTTACGTTTTGAAACAAAACTTAATCAGACAATTCAGGTTGCTTTAGCCGAGAACAAAGTTCCTCGTGGGGTTATTGGTTTACCTGAAGATGGCGATAGAACTGTTTCTTATCGATTCCAGGGTGATGTCTATGAAGACACGGCTTATGACGTTAACCAGAAGTCGATTGTCGTTCGAAATTTACAAGAATTAGGTGTAGACAGCATTGAGGCACTTAAGTTTTTATTCCCCGAGAAGACTGATTCTGAGCGTGCAGAAATGTTGAAGGGATTTCCCTTCCGCATGGTGCAACAAACACAATCTGCGATGCAACAATTTCTGGTATTATTAACGCAGATGTTGCAGTCTCCTCATCCGCTTGCGCCTAATCAACCGCTAGCGGCAGATCCTAGACTGAATATCACTCCGCTCTTATATAGAACATTCGACCACCTCGCGGAGGAACTCACCTACTCGGGTAGCTATGAGCCAGCAGATCCAAGCTTCAACCCCGAGCCCGGTCTCCCCGGCGGTAGCCCCGACGGTAACCTCAGACCAGGGCTCAACCGCCTACCCTCAGTGGGTGGCGCAAACCTCTACCCCGGCGGTAGCTTCGGTTCCTACAGCCCAATTGCCGTCGCAGGCAACACAGGCTACGGTCCCTTCTACCAACAGCCAGTTCAGCCAGTTAACGTCGCAGTCCTCCCCCAACAACCCGTGGGAAGCAGCGATGGGCTCGCTGGAACGGGTGCTTTCCCAAATCAATACGCCGTCCCTCAGCCAGGGTCAACCGTCGCTTTACCAGGCGGAACAACCGCAGGTTACTCAACAGAGCAATCTGAGTTCACAGGTCCAGCCCTGGGCTTATCAGGCGCAGCAGGTAGCGCAGACCTTGCCTACCAACGTCTCACAAACCCAGAGTTCCTCGCAGACTTCTACGGCCCAATCCAGCGGTCCGGAAGGTCTAAGCGTCGCAACTCAGGCCGTAGTTAATCACTTCGGTATTGAGGCCCCCGGCATTCTTAATCAGTACGCATGTGCTTTAGAGGACATGCTGATGGATCAAGCTGGCCGCATGGATGCTCTTACTGAGCGCCACAACGCCATGGAGACCATCCTGACTAACCCGGATCACCTGGCTAACTACACTGATCGGTTCTTCACCGAAGTGGTGCCTGTCGACATCGACTCTGATGCTCCGGCTGTTTCTCAAGCTGCAGCTCAGGCTTATCAGCCTCGTTACGACATGCCTGCTCCCCCTGCTAATGCCGGTGGTGCTCAAGGTGTGCAGCCCCAACAACAGTGGGAAGCTTTTGGCGACGTGATGAATCGTTCTCCCGAGAACGCTTGGCGTTATCTGAGCCAAATGGGTCCTGAAGCTCTGCGTAGCAAGCTTCTGTTTATGGACGCCGCTTAATTTCGCGGCTACTAAAAGGTCTCCCTCGGAAACGGGGGAGATTTTTTTGCTAATCTACAAGTAACAGCAAATTAATTATGCGTGCTTTAGGTTATTCCCGGCGAAAGCCACCCTTAGAAACTCAGACAAAGAAAGAAGTTACTGAAAAATCGACTGAAACATTACCTGTTTCTGCTGATTCTCAGCCCTCTGAGGAATTTGACGAGTCTGTAGAACTCTTATAGTTATTTGAGATTCTTTTTTTAATTTCTGATTCAACAAATCTCTCTGTTGAGTTAAGAATTCTTATACCGGCATAGCCGCAGATAAATGAGGCTGCTATAGCCTCATTTTTTGTAAGTTTGAATCTTTCGGCTATTGCTGGGCTTATAAAAGTAGCTAGAAATAACCCAACAATTGTCGTTTTAATTAAATAAATAGCCAACTTAGCTCTTTTCTGTGGGTGCACAAAAGAGTCAGTTAAGGAACCCGACAAACAAGCCAAAGAAGTCTCTGGATCTTCGAAAAAGACCGAGACAAACTTATCGACGCTCAAGTTTCTCGGTCACGGCTCTTTAAAATTTTAGACGAGTACAATTTATTTAGAGAGATATTTTTTTATGGTCTATACACCTTTTACAAATTGGAAATACGATAAGAATCTGTACCATCGAGTACAGTCAGGTCCACAGCGTACTGGTGATGATTTAGATCTTACTGATACCTATGCTGTTGTCGGAAGCGGCTACGTTTATCCGAGTGGTGTTCAACAAACTTGGTTTGGTGTAAATGATCAAGGTGCTGATTTCGGTTTGATCCCCGTGGGACCTCCGAACATCAGTGGATATTTCAATACGAATTGGCGTGCCGTTCCGCCTGCTGTATCTGGTTATTGGACAAACTATGAAAATGTTTTACCTCATGCTTCTGGTCTTCTTGATACTTATTTAGGCTATAGAGCTCAAGGTCTGCTCAGCGTAGCTGGGCGCACTGTTCAGACTGCTCTAAGCCCGCAGCCTGGTTTCCGTGATTTTGGGACTTACACCTGGTTTGGTGCAAATGTTCCTGATAATCAGAACTATGCGCCTTTTAATACACCTACTACAAATACTCCTTACGAGTACGACGAGAACACTGGCACTTATGTAGGCAACGGGATTACAGGTGGTCCTGGATCTTTCCAGCGCGTCCGCTATCCAGCACTAACTAACCCCACAAACGATACTTCGGGTTCTCGTGCAGCATGGGTCTACAGTTATCCAGTTTATTGTCAGGTATTTACTGAGGCAGTTAGGAGTACAGCTCCCGGACAAATGTCTGTTGTAGCTCGTACAAATTATCGAGGTAAGTCGACACGTTATGTTCCTAATTACGGTTCACCTTATGGTGTGTTAGGTGAGGGTGTCAGAGGCATGATTCGTCGTTATAGCCCCGGCACCAGGATCTAACCACTAAGATTGCGACAGCAATTTGTAACTAGATAAGTTTCTTAGCGTTAAGATTAATTTTGTAGTTTCTTCGAGAACTTATCGATGTTTATCGATAATGATTTTCCGAAGATTCTTGGTGCCGAACTGTACCGTCCGCACCCCGCATACATCGTTGAGATGGCTGCGGAGCCCGTGGTTGTTCATGATTTCTCTAAGCAACCTGGTCAGACTGTACAGCTGGATCGTTACCGTTTCTTCGGTAACCCCGGCTCCAAAGAATCTCGCGAGCGCACTGCGGAGCAGACCATCGGTACTGCTAACAGCCGCAACATTGTGAAAGATAAGGTGCTGGTGACTCTTAAGGAGTACACCGGACCTGCTGATCCCTCCGATCCGACTCAGCCGAGCACCTTCAAAATTGCTCGCGAGACTCTGATCACGGCTCAGCGCCTGCTGCTGGATACTGGTAACCTCACCACTTTCCACCAGTCGATTGGTAGCCTGACCCTGCTGGATGACTACCGCCGGTGGCGCGATCGGGTGTTCATCAACGAACTCCTGAAAGCCGTTTCCAAAGGTAAGTCTTCTGATAGCCAAGGTGGTTATTACTTCCCTGGCGATCTGGCCACTGGCTCTCTGACTTATACCAACGCCGAGCAAGCTAAGTTCGACGTTAAGGATGACCTGCTGCGCGTGGTGAAGAGCCTGCGTAAGCGGAACACTCCTACCTTCCAGGATGGTTTCTATCGCTGTGTTTGCGATCCCACCTTCCTGATGCACCTGCGTCAGAACAGCGACTTCCGCGAAGTTGCTCGTTACCCTGGCAACGGTCAAATCAACCCCCTTATGTCCGGGATGCAGCCCAACGCTGCCCTGTACATGGGTCAAGGCTTCGGCCAAGCCACCTTTGTGGCCGGCGAGCCGATTATGCCCACGGGCTTTGTGTTTGAAGGCGTGCGCTTCTTCGAAAGCACCAACATGCCTACCCAAACGCAAAACGCGACCATTGCTTCTACCGCCGCTGATTACAACGCAGCTATCGGTATCTTCTTTGGTCCTCAGTCCACCGGCGTCGGCATCGGCGGTAACAACGCTCAGGTGCTCCTCAACAACAACGACGACTTCAGCCGTTTCATCATGATGATTTGGAGCCTGTACGCAGGTTTCGAACTCCTGAACGCTGATTTCGTTACCGTTGCCTACTCTTTCGACGCTTGAGGAGGTAACTAACGATGACTATCAACGCTAACCAGCTGTCGGTTGCCAAGATTTATCCTGGTAACTACACCAACGTTCTTCGTTACTGGCACGAAGAAAAGACCGTTCAGTACAACAACGCGAACGGTGTCTCTCAAAACCTGACGAATCAACCGGTCGGTGGCCCCGTCGGTGTGATCTTCCGTCCGGGTTGGATTGCCCAACAGGCTGTGGGTTATGTGGACCTGAGCTATCAAGCTCTTGGCACCAATAACCAGCTTGACTATTACACCAGGCCCTATGGCTCTGGTCAAAATAGTGCTGAGCAACCGTTCCTGAATGCTTCGGTTATCATTCCGTCCCCTGATTTCCATAAGGATATCCGGGCCGATATCACTGACGGCATCAAGGCTCCTTCTGGCGTGTACGTGTATCGCACCTCGCTCCGTCTCGACGGCGGCGATGTGGTGAGCTCGGGTGTCGCCGGTGGCGCCGCCGCTCCTCGCCTGACCCTGATTCCCGCTGTGAGTCAAGGTCTGCGTGACAACACCACGGTTGTATCTGGTCAGTTTGGCGTTACCCTTACTGGCTCTAACAGCCGTATTGCTAACGGTAGTGTTGGTTCCACTAACATCATCAATTCGAGCAGCCTGTCTGCTCTGACTGCTGAGACCCAGTGGAAACTCTTTACCACCGCCAACCTGGGTGGCGTCGCCGCCTCCGGTCTGGCTCAAGGTTCGGGTGTTTATGACCCCCGCGCCGGTGTTGGCAAACTCAATGGCAACAACAAAGCTCTCGCTATCTGCGAAGTTTGTTGGATCCTGCCTGATCAGCCGCCCGAGCGTTCTGATCTGGCTCTGCAACCTGCTGGTGTTATCGAATCCAGCATCTATACCTCTACTTCTCCTTCCTGATAAACTCAGAAGTGGAACGACGGACCCCAGCCCCTCCTTCGGGAGGGGTTTTTTATTTGCATATCCTGTTTCTTAATTAATTTTTTGCACTTTTTAATAATTTAACTGTCAGAGTGAATCCGGCATACCGTATTTTTTTATTAGGTATGGATGATCGTGAACTTTCAGATCTTCGGTTAGAGCGTAAAGAGTGTGAAAAATGCGGAGCCTTATGGCTTAATGGCATTCACCATTGGCGTACCGGTAACAAAGGAAATGAATTAGACCTAGCGGGGTTAGTTTGCAACCAAGTTAAGTCTTCTCAGTGTATAAATCCACTAAAAAACTGCACTGGCGGTGATACTTGGGAAAAACGAGCTGAATTTTTGAAAAAATTCGAAGAAGAGCTGAAAAACTACGACAGATAAGCCTCTAATTTCACTAACTTTGTCCTAAACTACTGCACACATACTGACTCAACCGATGACCGCCAGTGTTTACAAGCCCAGCGGCGTAAAAATTGAGATTATTTCGACGCACGACGACGGTGAATACTTAATGGTTCGTTCTAATACGACGGGTAAGGTTTTTTTCGCCCATAAAGATCAAATTGGTGAACTCGTTGACGAGGTTGAAGCTAAACCGAGCCCTAACCACGTTGCTACTAGGCGAAATCGTCGCCCTTTAAAAGCGGAGGAAGAAAAAACTCCGATTATTAAGCCTTTGCCTCCTGTTGACTCCCGAATTAACTTAAATAATCTGACGCCCGAAGGTTTGACGCAGTGTTTGCCCGGCGTGGGCTTAAAAACCGCTAAAGAAATTGTTGAATTACGCCAATCTCTTCCTGGCGAGCGGTTTACAAAACTAGATCAACTCCAGTCAATCAAACGAGTTGATTGGGACGAAGTATTTGCTACCGGGAGTGTATACGTAGAATAAAAGAACATAAGTGTTCTTGTCGTGGCGCAACTTACTACTGCTGAGCTTGAACAGATCCAATCTTATTTAGCTCAGCAAGGGGTTGTTTTTCAGCCCACGACAACTGACGCTACTAAGCGAGAAGTAATATATGCAGCTGTAAACCAGCTAACCAGAAATCCTGCTCAGGTTTTCGGTTACGCTTTAGATGATTTCAACTTTAGTAGGGTTGCATATCATCTTGGGTACAACATAGCAACCGTTCCTGCGGGTGATTATGCACGGTTGCTCGAAGCGTGCAATAGTGTACCCAGCGAATTTTATTACGACAAAATTGTCCAGCAAATTGAGCGTTGCGAGGAAGCTGAGCGTCTGACTGAGCTCGCTACCGGTCGCGCTACTAGCCGCCAAGAAACCATCTTGGGCGATGTTTCTCGTTCGATCAACATTCAAGACAAGCGGGAGACTGCTCGGATCTGGCGCGAGAACTATTTATTCGAGTGTGATCGTCTTGCACAGATGTTGTACGTCCCCAACTACCGCGACCCCGTGGCAGCTCGGTATCGGTTTGAACGGTCAGGTGGAGAATTTATTCAAGCTATACCTGGTCCTCCTGATGTTTCTAGAGCAGACAGACTCTATTTTTATGCTAATTGGCGATAGACTGACAATATTAGTCGCCGCTTTATAGGGCATGAGCCTGCCTCGCTGGTTTGTAGATCAAGTTCGTGGACAAGTAACGAACCCCGCTCGTGCTCGCGCTCTTCTTGAGCAGATTGGCCCTGCAGTTATGCAAATGGGCCGCCGTGGATCTGATTTAGTCCGCCGAGCCGCAGTAGAGGCTGGTTTGGTCGATGATGTTACTGCGTTTCCTTCTGTTGTTTCGCAGCAACGCAGTTTAGGTCTTGTCGGAGAGCGTCCGTCGGTTCCGATGCGTCCTCCGTCTGCCACGCCTGAGAGGATGCGTGGTTTTGTGGGTCGCGCAGATCAATCTGCACTTCGTCCTGAGATGCAGCGAATTGTTGAAGCTGCTGCTCAACGTCGTGCTGCTGCAGAAGCAGCTCGTACTCCTTCACCGGGTGTTCGGGATTTATCTTCTTTACCTCAACCCCGTCCTGCTGCTCCTGCTCCTCGTCCGGCTCAGCTTGCAGCACCTAACCCGCCAGTATCGGCTGGTCCCATTCCTCAAACTCAAGAAGTTTATCTTCAGCGAACTCTTTTGAAGCCTGGCGAAGGTGAGATCGGTAGCACTGCTCGTTTACGTTTTCCGGCTGGAACTGTTGGTACTGACGGACGCAAATTAGGAAACGTTACTTACGAACCCGGTTTAGAAGCTGGTTTAATTCAAGGACCTAATCTTCCTTCTACTGGTCGCAACGTTGCCGAATTAATTGAGGAGGGGATGTCAACCCCCCGTGGACCCATCCCCGGTGAAGCTTTAGGTCGTTCGATGTTCCGTGAGCCGGAACCGTTTACGGGCGCTATTGAGCTGAGTCCTAATTTAGTGCGTGAAGTTCAAGCTATTAACGCTGCTCGTGTAGCTCCGCGTCCTGCTTTTGGCCCTAACGCTGGTCCTGCCCCCGTGGACGCGATGATTGATCGGGCTTTTGGTCTCCGGAACGCAGCCGGTGGGATTCAAATGGGCGACCTTGCTCAAATGCTGGCCATTGGTTCGGCTGGAATTGGTGGGGCTGGCTTAGCTGGCATCGGTTTGAGTGCCATGTTCGGTCGTCCCGACGAGGGTTCTGCCCCCGTGGGTGAGTATCCTTCCACGGTTGTGAGTCCTCCTGGTGTTCCTCCTGTGTCTCCTGGCGGCTTAAACACCCCTGGAGTTATGTTCCGTGAACCCGACGGTTCTCC